CATGAATGCTTGAACCTCTTTAACAGTCTCAACCGTTACTGGGTTTTCCTCAACAACTGGCTCTTCAGGTGCAACTGGCTCTTGAATTGCGGTTGCTTCAGATCCTTCTAACGCAGGCGCTTTTGTGAGTTGAGCAGCGTTGATCAATCCGTCAGGGCTGAACAAGAACATACCTGCACCGCTAACCAAGATTGGCATGTCTGCTTGCGGTGTATCCAACAAAGGTAGTCCCATTTCAGATCTACGCTCGTTGATTGTCTTACCGCCTGAAGTAATTTCAATTTGGTTTTTGCGCGCGTTTTCTTCATTGTCCATGCGCTTGCTTGTCATGAGTTTGAATTCAAGTTCACGCGGCATACCCAAGAATGTGTATGAAAGATTTGTGAGTGACTTGCTGATCCAGTTTGCTAGTGGTCCAATACCCAACGCCTCAGCGTTTTCTGCTTGTCCCTCTGAAAATCCTGCACCGCCCAAACCAGCCTTTGGTGAAAAACCAATCTCGCTTGGCTGAACTCCAAAGTGTCCACAAATTGAAGTCACAAGGTAATCGTCTAATGTGTCCTTAAACTTCTCGCCATAGCCGTCATTGGTAATTGGCACTAAGCCAGTAGGCAATAGTCGTGCGCGCTTGCGCTGCTCTGTTTGTCCTGCTAGATCATCATTGAGAATGTTCTCGTATGCTCTGAGTAGATCAGGGTTATTGCCCCAATCTGCTGTTGTGGTAAACATCAAATCAGGAATTACGCCGTCAGTGTATTCAGCGCGGATCCATTGCTGACGTCGCAGGTAAATGTCAGCCAAAGGTAGTGCGCGCTCTACTGGTGAATAGCCGTAAGTGCTCATTGCGCGACGGTTGCGAACTAGATACGCCAAATCATCTGAAGTGAACTCACCGTCAGCAGCAGGGTCGTCGTCGTTAGCCGTAAATTCAGCGCGTGGAAAACCGTAAAGGATCTGTTGGTAAGCAACGTCAGGTGCTTGTGGGCGCATACCTCTGTCGTCCAGCATTGGCTTGATTGTGGATCCGTCTAGGATTTGAAAACCGTAAAGATCTCCACCAACTGATCGCTGAGGCCAAATTGCGAGCGCGTCCAAAACAAGTGTTTCTTCCGCTGCAATCATGAGCCAATCTGAAAACGTCAATCCGTTGCTTGGGTCTGGGTTTTCCCAGAATGTGCGCAAACGATTTATTTCATCAGTGAATTGAGCGCGTGCTTTCGCCATTGCGCGTACGTGATCTCCACCTGACTCTGAAGCAATCTTTTCTGACGCGTCTGAGGCTAGAACAATGTCCCAATCCAAACTGACCAATTTACTTTTTGTTACTTCAACGCAACGACGGATAATGTCAATTTGATCTGCTGAAGCGCGTAGTGTTTTGAAGGGTATGAGTTTTGTTTCAGTAATGTTGATGTTCTGTGCTACTTGGTATTCGTAGCGTCGTGGATCAGGTCTGCCGTCGTCGCGTAGTGGGTTGATCGCACCTGGTGTAATCGGTACACCTGGACCAAACGCCACAGGCATGAATGCTTGACGTCCCAAAGGAACATTGTTGCCGTATGACTGTCCGATAGATCCGTTGCGCATCTCTTGCTCTGTCATTGTTACTGAACCTGCTGGCAGTGCGCGCTTTTCAACCTGTGTAGCAATTTGCTTTGCGATACGGTCTAATAAACCCATGTGTATCTCCCTTGTTGGTTGCCCTTATCCTACGGCTGGTGTAATGATAGCGCTTCCGCACTTCAAGCACACTGGTGAAGATTTGGGGTTGGGCAGGTTGCACTTTGTGCAAAAGTTAGCAATCGCGTTAAAGTAATTCATCACGTTCTGCGTGCCCAATAGATCCGCAAACCCCTGCACCATTGCGTCAATTCGATCTGGTGAGTCTGGATCCTCTGGCGTCCACACGGTCATTTGATCTTCAAGTTTGGCAAACTCTCCAATGTGGTGAATACGTCCTTGCTCATACATTGCTGCAACTGGCTCAGCGCGTAATCTCTTACCTACGTGCGCTCGCACTTCTCTAATCGGTAGCCCTAATCGGATCTGCTTTAACACCGCGCTCACCATGTCACCGCCCTGATTGACTTCAACCAGAATGCTGTCTGCTTTCCACTCGTCAAAAACCGACACTGCCTTGCTTGCCCAATCTAACGGTGAACCCTTAAATGAATAATCTCCCAACACGTATCCATGTCCTTGCGCGTCCGATCCCAACACGACAATTCCTGTTTCGTCGCTATCTTTTGTATTGGTCACTGCGGGATCTATGGAGACAACTATTCTTGCCAGCGCTGGAGCCTTCTGAAGCCTATTGCGCTCAATTAGTCCACGTGTCCACAATGCGCCCTCAACGTCGTCCAGGATCTCCCCAAACAACTCCTGACGCCCTAATCTGGTGCCTGCGTATCTGGCTTCAAGTTCAAGCAGCGCTGAAGGTGCAAGGTTGGCAGCATTGTCAAAAGTAGATCCGCGAGTGATTGCTACGGATCCGTCATTGCGCCCTGCTAATGCTCTGATGAGCGCTGTTGGTCTAGGTGTTGTGGTGACAACAATGCGTGGTTTATCTCCTAGTCGCATACCAAACTGCAACTGATCCCAAGCATCTGAATAACGGTATGCCGCTAACTCATCACACCATGCGCCGTGGTGCTGTGGTCCACGGAAACGATCAGGCTTGTCTGCTGAAAATAGTTTTATTTGCGATCCGTTATGCAACAAGATCTCACCCAGTGATCTGTTCCAATCTTTGAGCGCTTTGTATCGGCGCAAGATAGCCAGCACTCCTGACTCACCTTCAACGCAGGTGTCTCTTGCGTCACCGTAGGTAGGTGCAACTATCGCCCAACGTGTTTGTGGTTGGCTCACTGCTTCCCAAGCCAGCCATTCCGCAGCAGTGCGTGTTTTGCCTGCACCACGCCCAGCCATGTATAGCCAAATGTTCCAATCACCGTCAGGCGGTAGTTGTTCCTGTCTCGCTTGCTCCTGCTTCCAACGCCAGCGTGACGCCCTGATCCATTCCTCTGAGGTTATAGGCAATTCGTTCAATGTCGGCTTCAATTCCGCTTGCGTCATACGTAACCACCTCTGCTTGGATCTTGGTTGGTGCGTCTAGCCCAAGTAACTTTGCGCGCCTGTCAATTATCTTCAAAACAATCTCTGCTGATTTGTGCACTGGCGGATTATCTCTGTCGCCTATCGCCTCAAACCAATACGCTCTCTGCAATCGGTCTAGGCGGTCTATCTCAGCATCTCTGAGTTCATCTGCTGGTTGCTGCAACGTGCGTGTCATTGCTCTTTGGTATGCCTTGAACGCGCCTGATCCGTTTGCATACCCAGTCACCTCAGCAATAGCGTCCCAAGTAGCCCCTGAGCGCTTTAATTCAAGCACCCGCTTCTCTTTGTCTATCTGTTCTGGTGTAGGTGTTTTTCTCACGTATGTTTCCTATTCATCAGGAAAAGATTACATTACGCATTAGATCTGCGCCAGCCATAGGTGTTATTCCTGACGGGATCTCAAACGCTTTGTACGTCATAGCAAGGTTGCGGTGCTTAGTCTCTCTGCCTTTAACCCAACTAGGGTTTTGTGTTTTGCCTGTGAGTAAAGATCTTTGCGCGCGACGCTCAGCGCACAACGCAGGTTCGGTGTTGAGATAAAACAAGTGGAATTGTCCAATACTTGCGCACAAGTCAAAAAATCGTGCGTTGGCTAGTCTGTCGCCTTCTCCGTAAATGATTGAATAGTCTTTGGCGATGTTGGGTAGCCACGGTTCAATCGCAAGTATCGCCGTATTGCCAAGCGTGTCTGTTCCGCCAAATGCTGGTCTGAGCCAGCCAAGTGAGAGTGCGTCGCCATGCGGGGTATGGTGCGTTCTGAATTTGATTGGATCTTCATGTTTGGCGCTGTCTCTCCAATCTTGTGTGAATGCTTCAGTGAGTGTTGTTTTGCCTGATCCTGGTGCGCCTATCAAATAAATAATTTTCATTTTGCCCCCTTTGTAATCTAGTAACTATAAACTGTCAATCCACTTTTCTGCAATCGCTGGTGATAATCCGTATCCACTGCGCGCCAATCCTGAGAAATAAGCGTTGCGCTGACCTAACTCAGGATAAATCGGTATGCCGCCTTTGCCCTTTGCTCTCCAGCCTAATGACATCTCCCAAGTTGCGCCTGGTTTAACAATTCCCAACAAGTGAGCCTGTTCTAACAAGTTTTGCGCCTCTTGTATTGCCTTGTCAGCGGTTGCAGCAATTGACGATCCGACACGCGTCACGCCATTGATTTGTGCTGCTGAAAGTGATTTGTATGGTCGTATGTGATGAACTCGGTATGGCGGGTAATCTAATTGCGCGTCATTCGAAATCCAAGTAACCCCTGCAAACAGGCTCACGTCACGTGCTAAATCCGCCCCGTATGCACCCGTACAATTCAAAATAGCGTCAGCATTTATTGACAATCCACCGTCTAATTCAACATTTTTGTCGGAAATGCGCACAACTCGCTCAATTGTGTCGGGTTTTAACAATGGCAACAATGGATCCACCAACCACCAAGCGTTTTGTTTTTTTACTGATCTGTCGCGCCAATTTGATACATACGCCTCTCTTGTCCCTGCTGCACCCCACTTGCTGTACCACTCCCACGATCTTTCAAGGTCGTCGCGCTCAGCCTTGTCAAACCACGTTGGGCGTATTGTTGCCAGCGCAGATCTGGACGCAGACTGCTCTGGTGCGTTGTCAATCAACGTCACGTCCCAGCCTTTGTCGCGTGCAATACGCGTGGCTGAGGATCCTGCAATGCCAGCACCAATAACAATCAGTTTCATCTCAGTGCAATCTGTTTTGTGTCGCGGTAAATTGTTTTGCGGGTTTTGTTTATGCCTTTCCAACCGTTCAACTCACCCAAGTATTCATGCGGCAATGTCTCGTATCGCGCTTTGAATGCCATGTCAGTTAAATCCGACGGTACACGTAACAATTGTTCTTGCATTTCATCTATGTCAATACCAACGTAGTAGCGCCCTTTGTTCATTGCATAAAAATCGCACAGTGAGGTCTCAGCCGTCTCCATGCTTACCTGCGATACCTTGCCTTGCAAATAGTCAACTACCTTTGCGCTCAATTCATCTAATTGCGCTACCTCAGCAGGTGAATTGCCTTGCGGTAGTCCAGGAAAGAACAGCCCCAATCCTTTGCGTGGTCCACTTGAATTGGCATTACCCATGTCAGGCACTTCAAGGTTGAACCCATGAGATTTATACAAGATCTCTGCTGTTTTGTACGCTGCCCAACGTCCGTTCCCAAACACCGTTGTCAATTCATCGTTGAGTGTTTTCCAATTTGCTACTGGATCCTCAGACGCGTTTGCAGTGTCTAACCAAGCGCCCAATCCGCCGTGTTGATCTGCTTTGGCGCACAATGAGTCTAAGTGTTGTGCAAATCGCAGTGTTGCTCTGTGAGATCTGCGCGGTTGAGCAATTGGAAATTTGAGCGTGTCTTGATCTGGAACAGTAAGCATTGGATACAGGCTGAATGTTTTGAGCGCTGAACCCATGTGGTAATAACCAACAAACAAAAACGTCAGCCACAATCCGCTTTCGCGATCCAGTGAGTCAGCAAACCATTTTAATACTGGGTAAGCAGGATCCATGTCACGTGATTGAGTCTGTGCTTCATGGAATTGTGCGTAATCAGCCCAAAGGCTCACTTATTTTTGCTACCGATCTGAGGCATAGGTATTTCGCCCTTCAGCGCCTTTGCCATGTTGTCCTCACGGTTTGTTCTGCTCTCGCGTGCTTTGGCTGTTTCAACCGCAAACGTGAAGCAATCCTTCATGCCGCGCAACGCATAGTAAACAATTGAATAGCGGTATGAGTCTTTGGCACTAGGTGTCATTGGTGTCACGCCATGCACGTATTTGTATCCTGCAAAGAATGTCACCCAACCGTCACGACAAGAACAAGTGAAATTGTATTCAGGTAGCGTCAGGTATCCGCCCTTCATCTTTCTGCGGATCACTGGCATTGCTGACCAAGTAGCAAAATTGAACCCGTCTCGGTGGTAAGGCAGGGTTGAGGCTTTATTGACTACGCCAGACGTCCACAATGCGTCGTCTGTCATGCGCCACTCATCAGCCACGTTGTTGTCAGCAAGTGCTTTGGCGTCTGCTGCATACAGTTCAGGCGCAAATTCTTTATACATTTGTGCAAACTTCTCTGCAAACGCAATCAGCACTGCGTGTTCATTTGGTTGTTCATGCGCTAATGAGGTTGCTCTGCAACTTTCTCGCTTTTGAAAGATCTTTCGTGGCGCCATTCCAAATGTGCGTGACTGGTTTTTCAAGCCTGTTGATTGACGGATCGTTGTGCCGTAGTTGATGTTCAACACAGACGCGCGTAGCAGTTCAACTTCTTGCTCCATTGGAAAGTAAACAAAAATCACTTCTTCAGTATCTTCATCAATCCAAATACCAGCCTCAGTGCAATTTGGCTCATAATCAGGCACAACAGTACCTACCAGCGCAGTTGCGTCCTCTTCAGACATAACACGTTTGATCTTGTGAACAGGTAACTCAGATAAGTTCATGTGGACACTTCCGATCTACTGCTTCCTCAACCAATCTCAAAATTGCTTCGCCGTTGCTTACCAACCCGTTTGCTGTGCGGTATTCAATCAGCGCGTCCACGATCCAAACGTAAATGTCATTGTGATAGTCCAGCATGAGCATTCGTGTTGCTTTGTTGGTGTATCGCTCTGCGTAGTCGCTCAAGGTAGGAATGAATTGCGTACCTGATTGACCACTCTCGCCAACTTCAAGTGCAGCAAAAAGTGTTTTGTGTTCCAATGTTGGCAAATCTCTTTCCTGGATCTCAGCCTTTAGATCATCATACTCGTCAAACGTATAGCCAGATCCTTCAAGGTTATTCATGCTGTCAAGCAAATCAGCCAGCACCTTGTTGTCGTATTCACCCATGTCTGAGGCTCTGTTGTCTATTGCAACAATCTTTGCCGCTGTATCAACGTCCACATCAACGTAAACAATGTCAATCGTGTCCCAACCTAATTGCTTTGCAGCGCGAAACGTGTGATTGCCAGCAAGGATCTCATTGTTGTTTTTGTTTACTGTGATTGGCTTGTATTGACCGTATTTGGACAATGACTCAGCAATTAGATCCACGTTGCCTTTGCGTGGGTTTTTGGCGTATTCGTTAAGTTCTGTTACCTGTGCCTTAATAATCTCCATGACCTAACTCTACGCTGATTTGTAATCTTGCGTCAAGTAGATCGTCAATGCTGGCACTCAACAGTTCGCGCTTACGCCAATCCATGCGGTTGCCGTACTCATCTGTTTTGAGCAGTTTATAGACGTGTGCAATTGCTTCATCTATTTCAGCCAGCGTCAGATCCTGCTCAATGGTTAGTGTCATAAGCAAATACTACGATTTATTACGGGGTGCGCGCTTCTTTGGCTCAGGCTGCTCTGCTTGCCATTCCTCTTTGAGCAGCACGTCGTAATTTTCAATCATGAACGCAAGATCCTCTTTGCCCCGTGATCGCAAACTGTCTGCAAACAGGTTCAGCGCGTCATGCACTCTTGGCTTGTCTAGTTTCAATTTTTACCCTTCTTGCGTCTGCGTAGGCAATCACATCATCTTCCAAATAATAAACCGCTTTGCCTTGCTTGCTTCTCCACACCAATTGCTTGCGAAACTGTAATTGACGCAGGTGATTAAGTGTAATGTTCAAACGCTCTGCAACCTGATTGGCTGATAACCACGCTGGATCTACCATGGTGCTTGCTCTGTCTGTTTAGGTGCGCGAGCGCCAGCCTTAATGACTTTCCCAATCTCAACCACATTCAATTCCAAACCTGTTTTTTCAATGCCCTCTTTGGTGGTGTAGGTGCTTGGTTTCCATGATCCCTGTACCAAAACAGTATCGCCTTTGGATAAGTTGTCCATGAGGATTTCTGACTTCTCACCCCACTGCACTGCTCTGAACCAAATTGTTTCGCCGTCAATCCAAACTTCACCCTGCTTTACGCGTGGCGTGTAAGCCAAACTGAAACTGACGTATGCCTTGTTGTTCTTTGTGAACTTTAACTCAGGATCCGTCCCCAAGTTGCCTTTGATTACTATGTCCATATTTGCCTTCCTCTAATGTAATTATTGTACCGTCATTTTGTAATAAAACAATTCCCCCGTTGGGCGTGTGCAGTGGCGCTACGTCTGGCTCTTGCCATGAAGCAACCATGAACCCTTTGTCCTCAGCCCAAGTTGGGTTAGCATGAATAGATCCAGTGCTCATGTTGTGGCATGAGTGATGAACGCGCATAAGGTTGCTGGCGCTGTCTTTGCCCCCGCGTGACTTCAATTTGCGGTGGTGCAACGCCATTGTTGGTTGTTCAGGTCTGCCACAAACTTCACAATAGCCCTGAGCGCTCTCAA